CATTCGTGCAGCGCTGTCTGCCCATATTGGTCTTCTGAATAATCAGTCGGCCGGTCTGGGTGACACCTCCGTTAACGGCGTAATGTAACACGTCCTTCGCGGAGATACTCATGAAATTCGAACCTGAGTTAGCGCTGCAACTTTTGGAGGAAGATCTTAATGTCAGAACAGATGAAATATTATCTACTGACACTCCTCATATCGTGGCTCGAAAGGCTCTTAAAAAGTCGCTTTTCAAAAAGTGGCTTCCAGGAGACAGTCGAGAGCAGGATCGAAAGGCTGTACAACTCTTTCTTTTCTGCAACGATAGATGTCGAGGAATTGACGAACGACGGCTTCAAGAAAATGCCGTAATTCGTCATGCACAATCACTGCTCTATTCCTATATCCATTCCGGTGACCTACAGTCAAGCTTGCTTGACCTCGATCGCTGTCTGGATCAGGGTAGAGCGGGTCCGGGTGCCTCAAGAGGCACTCGGTTCTCTGACTTTTATCGCAAAATGTTCTGCGGTAATTTGTCAGTTGATTGTGTTGATCTTCACGCACACTATGTGTCGAGATTGTCACCACGTTGGCTGCTTGCCGAGAAATTACGGCTGGAGTCTAATGATGTACAACTCGTTCGAGGTTCAAAGCTTAGTTGCGTGCCGAAGAACCGAGAAATCAGTCGCACGATAGCAACTGAACCCAGCATCAACATGTTTTATCAGTTGGGAGCTGGGGCGATTCTTGAAGGTATACTGTCAAAGTTTTTTGGTATCAACCTAGACAGACAACCTTTCGTAAATCGCTGGTACGCACGACAGGGGTCGATCGATGGGAGCTTTGCTACCATTGACTTATCCTCTGCCAGTGATACCATCAGTACAAGCCTAGTGAGACTCCTTCTTCCGCGTCAAGCCTTTGCGCTTTTTGACCTTATCCGGTCAAAGTACGTAGAGGTTGATGGCGAGGATTGCGAGCTTCACATGTTCAGCTCTATGGGGAATGGTTTTACGTTTCCCTTACAGACGCTGATTTTCGCGACACTGATTAGAGCCTATTACCACGTTCATGGCATTCCGCCTCGAACGACCCGTTCTGGGAAGGTAATACCGCGTTTTTCCGTTTTCGGAGACGATATCATCGTCGACCGTGAGGTCTATGATGGTATTTGTTCCCTACTTGGAGAATGCGGATTCGTCGTAAATCTTCAAAAGAGTTACAACGAAGGCCCTTTTAGAGAGTCTTGCGGCTCCGATTACTTCAGCGGCGTAAATATCCGCGGAGTATATCTTAGGAGCATAAGGCATGCAAGACACGTCTACTCGGCTTTTAATCGCCTCAGTCGCTGGAGTCTGTATCACGGTGTTTCTCTTAACCGTTTCCTACTTTACCTTAAAGGATTGGCTGATTTTCGACCAGTCCCTTTCGATGAGTCGGATGATGCAGGCTTCAAGCTTCCTGAATCGCTCCTGCGATCCCGTAAAAGGGACGCAAATGGAGCGATCCGTTACACCGCACTCAGAGCTCGACCCCAAAGGGTAAGAGTCCTTAAACGCGGTACGGATGGCGATATTGCTACAAACCCCGACGGCGCGATAATCTGCGCTATCGGCGGGTATATAGCCGGCCGCTTCGTCTTGAGCCGTTTGACGGACTCAGAACGAAGTTCAGTGGTACGTCGCAAGACCCCATCTTGGGATTTTGTTCCGTATCCCGGGTTGACCGCCCGAGACTACTGGTTTCTGTGGTCTAGCTTACAAGGCTAAACTTCCAGATCCATAGCCGAGGCGACGCCTTAATTCGGCGTCGTGGACTGAGGAGCTGGTGCACCCAAAAGGTGCAACCCTTCCCC